CATAACGCAGCTAGTAACCCAGCCACACATTAGTATTCCGATTTCGTAGATATTCATTTACTGCCCTTCTAGTGCGCCCTTCGCACCTTCTTGGCATAAGTGTTGCATAAATATCTGACTATCTGATGGTGTGTTGATAACGAAACGGTAACAATTCTCCATCGTCCATCGCATCGTCTATCGTGCGCTTGATGTCGTTATCTAGATCGTCCATAACGCCGCCCGGCAACTACGAAAGTGCCGTCCTTTTCTAAGTTAATTATGCTGACTTGACTCCCTTTAGAGTCCTCCTCAACGATAATAAACGCCTGCTGCCAGTTCATTTGCCCTCGCGTATAAGTCGCTAAACGCGTATCCATGAGGTGTCCGCCTTCATAGCCTCTTATGATGCGGCTAATCTTGCCACCAGATGACTCAGAAAATTGTGAGAAACCAGCACGATGCGTGTGCCCACAGATGGTCGATATACCCGCTCTACGGGCGCTTTCAAGGGCTGTAAGACCTGGTGTGGGTTTCACACTACCCTCGTCCCCATGCACCGCTATAAGGCGCTTAGCGACCTCGTAGGGCTTCTTGTGATAGGTGATGCCTAATTCGTCTAACTTCATAAACTTCTCGAACTTTAACTCAGGTAAAGACATAAAAGCAGGGATCTTATTCATGATCACATTAAATAATCTGTCGGTGTGATTTGATCTAATCATATGTTGAGACTTGGCATACTCACCCAAGCGCCAGAGAATGTCCACCGTCATGTCTCGGTTCTCAGCTAGTGTCTGTTCGTACCAGCCCGGCTTTCCTTCGCTCCAACGCCCGATCTCTGTGAAGTCTGCTTCATCTCCCAAAGTAAGTACGCTATCGGGGCGGTAAGCCTTAATAAAAGCGATAACATTATTGACCGCTACTTCATCGTGCAGAGGTACTTGAAGGTCTGGCACAACTACTGTTCGGCGCATAGCCATGGTTAATCCTCATCGTCATCGTCATAAGGGATCGAGTCGGGAAGTTGTGGCAACCAATTAGGTGCAGGAAGGATCGTTGCCGGGTAAGTAGCAGGTTCTAAAAGAATGGCTAGCGCTAACTCGACCGAGAATCCGCTTCGTCTGAGGCTCTTGTAAAATTCATTGAGGCCGATACAGTACTGATCCAGCATAGAGTAAGCCTCTAAGTCGATAGCCTTCTTGCGTGCCATAAGATAAGTGTTACTTACCTAATAGTTCAATAATAGTATCGACACGCGCTTCTAAACGATTAACTTGATCTTTGATAGATGAACCGCTATTGGGCTTTAATTCATTGAGGTAGTGCTTGACTAAGAACTGCAGCATCGCAGTAACACCACCCAGAACCGTTACGATCGCTACTGCAATAGCAGCGTAATCCTGAGGACTCACCGTTTAGGTGTCGCATATCCAAAGACCCCAGCAAGTACAGCCCAAAGAATTGAGCGGTAATCTGCTGCAAAGTTAGAAGCTGCCCAAGCCGATAAGAACGCACCGGCTGTTAGGACTAAAGGGTTTTTCATGTTCATACTGTGCCTCCTAGTAACGGTATATTAAAGAACGAACCATCTTGATCACCTTTGATGCTGAACGAGACATGCATATGATGGCGATGCTTGTTAATCCCAGTATAAGTTCGCCAGCGCCAAGCGCTCTTGGCTGAACAGATCTTTGACTCGAATATGATGTATTTGATTCGCTTGTCTGTCTTGGCAAGTCTGCGAAGTTGATCAGCAATATCGGGCATGAGGTCAGGTTTTGCCTTACCAGAGACATCTCGATCGAGGTCGACCGCTCTAACATACCCAGTCGATGAACAAGGTATGTGATCGCTAGTGCCGCCTGCACGATGTCGGGCATCGGCGATCCAGCCATCGGAAGCGCGATCGCGGTCTGGGAACGAGTCATCGAATTGTTCTCGTAACTGTTGCCCGGCTTTGCATAACTTTGGCTTCATGCCAGTAGTAGTGCCAGTTCGTCTTGGGTAAGCCCTAAGCGGTCTGCAATAGCAGCCTTAGCCTCAGCCTTCTCCGCTGCTGCTTGTTCCTCATCTGCCTTAGCCTTAGCGTAAGCAATAGCATCTGCCTCGCGTTGCTTAATTTCCTCGGCTGTTAGTTCAACCTCAGAGACTTCACCTGTCTCGCAGTTAACGATGATCTTTGTGTCTGCCATTTTGTCTCCTATGATTTAGATATGCCGTAGAGGGTTGCTGTTGAGTATTGAACGAATGAGCCTACAACTGTCGATATTTTGACCGATGTAACCGCTGAGGTAACTGTCTGCAACCCAGCCACCAAAAAGTCTCCGTTGGCGGTGGCATTGTTTTCCCAAGCGTTATCAACTGACCAAGACTTATTGGTCGATGAAGTGTAATTAGGTAGATATAAGTCAAAACTGCTGAAAGTATTTGAGGTTGATGAAGCAGCGTTGATGTAAGTGAAATAATCGCCTGCATCTGTGTAACTGCCTGTGGTTGAACCATTACCGAAAAGGGTTCTAAAAGATATGCCAGAGGTTGATGAGTTAAGTGAAATAGTAAGAGGATCAGCGTTAGATGCTCGGTTACTTCTTGCAGACATAACCAGTTTAAGGTCTGTGTATGTCGCAGGGATACTTGTGAACTCTACGAAAGCCGCGCCACCAGAGCCAACGGTTACGGTGCTGCCAATTTGGACATAAGTGTTAGCCATTATGCCGCCTTAATTCCGTATAGGGTAAAGGTTGAGCCTGTAATAAAGTTATTAACGAAGCAACTTAAAGTGATAGAAGTGATAGCAGAAGTACTGCGCCATAGCCCCACATGGGTTTCTGCTTCACCAACTGCGTAATCCAGCCGCCCAAGAGTAGTTTTAAAAGTTGTCGTATTTGAATAGTTTTGGATACTTTCTTTCCATATTGCGCCAATAGAGGTGGGTGGATTAGCCGCTACGCGTGGATTAACTCCCGTTACGCTTGTGTACCTTGTCGATGATGCGGTTGTTCCGTTGCCTACAAGCGCTGTGGTTGAGTAATTAGAGCCTGTGTCTGAGTTAAATTGCATACGCATATCATCGGCTACATTTTGTCCGAAATTAACTACAAGTAATAAATCGGTATAAGTGCCAGGAATACTGCTAAGGGTAACGCTAGGGGAGTTGCTGCCAAGCGTTGTAGTAGATATTGGTTCATAAGTTGCTGGCATTTATTTAATCCCATACAGAGCGAAGGAAGAGTACTGAGGAAACGAGAAATCTCTGCAAGTTAAAGTAATTGAACTGATAGCAGCAGTATTAGCCCATAAACCAGAGTTGAGATACATACTTCCAGCGCCATTGGTATCAAATCCCATAAGGGTGCGAATTGTTTTATTTTTATTTGTGTTGGCATAATCTAATATATCTATAACAAATGCACTAAAAGTAGAAGTTGCAGATGATGGTGCTACTGAACCCGCTGGGATTTTGGTCATACTTCCAGAACCTTCAGCCCCAACCGTACTACCGTTTCCAAATAGTGAGTGATAAGCATAGCCAGTTGCCGAACTGTTTACTGTTAAATCTAACTGCGACTGAGAGGAGTTTGATTTAGCAAGTACTCTAATTTGCAGATGGCTGTAAGTACTAGCAATACTTGAAAAGGTTACGCTACTTGAAGCGCTGCCAAGTGTGGTCGTAGCAATAGACTCGTAGTCCGTAGCAACGCCACCACCTACCCCAAGCATTGAGGCGATATTGTTTAGCATTAGGCGATCGCACCCACGACATACCAAGTATTAGCAGCGGTCTTGATGCAAGCTGCTGACTTATATTGCGCAAGGGTTGGGCTAGCTGCTACTGCGCCCGCCGAAAGAACTGTGGTTGTGCCGGGCGTTACTGCTGAAATAGTGCAAGTACCTACGCCGATGTTTAGAACTGTAAGGACTGTGCCGATCTCAAAGGCTACCGAAGCATCTGTTGGGATCTTAAAGGCGATAGCAGTTGCCTTATTCATAATCTCTAGGCTCTGGTACTGGTCTGCTAAGACCGCTGTGTAGTCGGCTGTATTAGCCGCGCCTACTGAGAACGAAGTGAGTCCGTTATACATAGCCGCGCTTAGGACATCGCCTGTGCTTGCTGGGAAACCTGTTGCCATTATTTTCTCCTAATACGCCATTATGCTAGTGCCGATTATACCCGAAACTGGGCTTGAAACGATGAAGCCTTCTACGATGGGTTCGAGAGTTGTTACAGTTACGCTCATGGCATTTGGCGTTATATTCCATGAGAAGCCTTGTGCTTGTAGTGTCTTAACGATCGTTGAGCCATCTGGCTGAATGTTAGTAATCTCTAGGGGTTGGAAGTAATCGAAGTCCAGCATTGTCGCAGTTGGTACATCTGGATCGAGTAGATCGACCGTCATGGCATCTATGCGGATCGTGGTCTCTTTGCGAGTTGCCACATATATCTTGGCGATATTAAGAGTGTCTGCATCTGTCTGGGCTACTAGGTTGGACTCGTTTAGCTGGTGAGGAAAGTACTTGGCGATCGAGGCTGAGTCCTCTGATACCTGCTGAGTGCCACCCACGCGAGTCATGCCAGCGCTGTTGATAATTAACTTATCATCGAAGGCGAAGGTCAGGTTGCTGTAAGGGATACCGCTAGTCTGATTAAACACGATGGGCGCATCGCCATACTTCTTGATTACATTGGTGCGGTTTAAGAATACTGCTGTGCCTTCATCGTTGATAAAGAACGCGCCCTGCTCTGAGAACTCTGCGTTCTTTAGTGCATCAAGGGCTGTGCGAGAAGTGCCGGGATCTACTACACAGGTGGTGTTGCCTGTGTCTATAGCGCGCATAGATGTCGGCCATGAGACTTGATCGAGGATCTTGCCTATGCGTGTGCCTGTATCTTGCCCGGCGGTTGCGCTTGCGACTGTGGTGATACCAGCCTGTTGCATAAGTCTAAAAGCATCAGAGCAAATAATATCGACATAACCTATCTCTTGCCCCTGTGGGTAGGTGTACTTGTAGTCTGTCGTATAGCCAGAGAATAGGAAGTATCCAACTCCTCCGACTGTTGCAGAGATGCGCAACTTGCGTAGCGGAGTCAAGAAGCCGAAGTAAGGCGAGTTAACATTCTGTGGGTTAAACGATCCGTCTGGATCTATAACTCTAACGGTTGCTGAGCCAGCCTCGAAGGTATCGCGCATGATATTGCGCCCGCGCTTGATGCTTATCTGGCGAACATTGGGAGTCAGATCAACTGTAGGTTCTGGAGTGGTAGTCGAGGCTAGTGTACCTACGCCTAACTTGCCATACTCAGGATCGCCAATAGTAAAGGGATACCCGAAGGTAGCGCCAGAAGTAAAGTCGAACGAGACAGCGATCTGAGCAGGTAAGGTCATGGCCCGAATGAACCGCCTTGACGGAATATCGCAGCAAACTTAGCTGAGAGTGAAGCATCGAGCAGAGTATCGCGCAAGACATCTTGCAACTGTTCTTGGGCAATAATTGAACCAGCGTTGACATTGACTGTGAAGTCAACGCCGCCTGCGGTTGTCTGCATTGAACCATTAGGTAGTGAGTATTGTGCGCCATTTGCACCAAATTGACCAGGAACGCTTATGTAAGGAGTGGCCATTGAACTTGGAGTTATTGAGACATTACCTGCCGCGATGCGAGCAACTTGGCTCTCGATCATGTCTAGATAAGACTTCCACGCTGTGAATGGGTTTTTGGCATCTGGAAGGCTTGCAAGGTAAGCAGCTAGTTGCTGTGATAGCCCTTGGCTCTTAGCAATTTCGCCAGCAAGTTTAGAAGCCTCTGTCGTGTTGCCGGTAAGGATAGCCAGTTGCAGTTCTAGGCGCTTGCGCTCCTCGGCTGATACTTCGCCTTTAAGTGCAGCGATGATCGAGGTCTGTTGAATATCAAATAGAGTGCCAGCCTTAGTAAGTGCTGTTTGCTCTTTGATCGCCTTGGTTTGTTCTTTAGTTGTCTTGACTAGAGCAGCGCGGTTCTTGGCTGATGCCTTCTCTGCTGCTGCTCTCTGTAACTCTGCGCGGATAGATGGAGTGATACCAGACATATCTCTGCCGCGGTTCTCCTCGGCTTGACCAAGCGCCATAGCGCCCTTAAAGTCTCCGCGAAGCAGAGCAGCGCCCATGCCTACGCCAACTCCCATTCTACGAAGGAAAGTGGCAAGGGCTGTAGAAGCCTTTTCGATAAGGTTTATAGTGTTGGTTAGTCCGCCTTCTCCACCGCCGCCAAGGGCTGCAAGTGCATCGAGCAACCCACCACCGATAACTTCTTGGGCGTTGCTTGAAGCAACAGATAGGCGTTGCATCGCACCTGCATAAGTATCGACCGCAACTGTTGCCTGTCCACCGAATAGTGTGTTGATGCGTGTCTGAACTTCTTCAAAGGACATCGCCTTTAGTTCAGCCTGAGTTAAGCCGATACCATACTTAGCAAGTGATCGAGTCTGACCAACATAAGCCTTAGATAGATCCCCTGCAACGGTTACAACATCTGCGCCACTAGCTGCTGAAAGATCCAGCGCTGTGCGTAGTAACTGCTGGCTCTTAGCGACATCACCTGTTGTAGTGAGTAAGCGCTGATACGCCGGGCGGAGTTGATCATCGAGGATGCCAAACTGCTTCTCAAGATCAGCAATAAAGTTCTTAACTGAAGGATCTGCAAAGGCTAAGCCTAAGTTATCTAAAGACTGGGTTAATACTCTGGCTGCTTTATCGTCTTGAGCAAAGGCTTTAGCAGCGCTAAAACCTGCGCGACCTAAACGCTGAACAGTAAATAAACCTACATAAGACTTAGCAAGTGTCTTAACTTGCGAGTTAAGGCTAAGCGTTGACTTAGCGGCATCTTGAAAGGCTTTCTTGCCAGAGAATACCGAAGCAATATCTATCTTTAGATCAGCCATTACTTCACCTTAGTTTTCGCCTTGAACTCAATAGCAGAACTGCCGATGGCTTTTACTATTGCTGCCGTTACCTTGCCTTGATCCTCTGCGAAGGCTCTGAAAATTGCTCTGCCAGTCATCTTGCGAGTGGCTCTACCTGCCTGACCTTGTTGCCTTGGTCGAGCGTTGACCAGCTCTCCAGTTGAATTGGCTCTGTCGATAAACTGCTTGCCAGCGTTAGGGTTCAAAGACTTGTTATAGCCCTTACCGTCCTCGCGATATGAAGTAGGTGTGAACTTAGTGCGAGTAAATACAGGTTGACCGTCAGGGTTCTTGCGGCCTGCTGTCTCGTAGATCGCTCCGCCGGCGGAAGTGTTGACTATGCGAGCCAAGGATACGAAGCCGCGTCTATTAGGCTTAGATGGTCGTGTTGAGTATTTAACTCCGCGCTTGGCTTCTGCTTGATCGTACTTAGGGAACACGCGGTATTTGACTGTGTTCTCTGATGAAGTTGCAGAAGTCCAACCAGATAGCATCGCAGTATTAGTTGGCATATAACCGCGAGCCTTATTAGTAATCGGTTTTAGTGCAGCAGCCATCTGTTTAGTTGTTTTCTTGGCTAGATCAGGCTCGAACTCTTTTAGGGCTTTGCGAAGTTTATCAGCGCCTTTTAGTTCGACTGGCATCGCTCTGCTCCTTTGCTCTGTCCTTTAGGGCTTGAAGTAAAGTCCTAAACATCGTGTGATCTAGTTCAATTAAAGTCTGTGGCGAGAGTCCAGTCTCAAGCGATAGTCTCGCTACGAGATAGGTGAAGGACTCCCGCGTTACTCCAAAGGGTCATCATCGAGAACCTCGACTCGCGCCAATGTTTCGAGGAATGACTCTCCGAAGGGTTTTACGGTTTCACCCGACCTACGAATAGACTCCCAGCAAAGCCAATAAACATCGCTCTGCTTTTCGTCATCTCTAAAGGCTTTATGAAAGCCCTTCTTTGCATATTGCTCGAAGGCGTACTCGATCGCCGGAGTGATCTGGTACTCGTTAACGCTTCCGTCTGCCCTTGTTACCTTTAGTTTTGCCATGCTTTGCCCCTTAGTTTAGTTAATTATGGTGCGGTTGTAACTGCGATAGTGCCGTTAACATTCCAAGTTACTGACTGTGTTGAAAGATCGCCAACTGCACCGTTGATAGGTGTTGTGTTATTGACCAAGCAAGACATTGTGTAAAGTGGGTTAGTCGCTGATACTGTCGCTGAAGTCTGCTTGACTGTAACAGTTGTGCTAGTTCCCCATACAGTCTGGAGAGTCTGTAGAGTCTTAGCTGATGCTTCATCGTTAAAGAAGTCGATAGTGATAGATGATGCTTCCAAGCCCTTAACGAACTTGTGGCCGCTATCGCCCATCGCTGTAACTTCGAGTTCATCGAATGATCGGTTAATTGTAACTGCGCTTACTAGAGTTGAGAGGTCTACCGCATTTACAGTAAGAACCACTCCGTTGCTTAGATATACTGCCATCGGTTATTCCTCATCTTTCTTAGTTGCTGGTTTAGGTGCTGCTGGAGCGATCTGACCTATCTTGATCAGGAACGCTGCGTTGTCTTTTTCCCATTGTTCAAGGGTCATTTTAACTCCAACTCGTTAGGACTGAGACTTGCAGAGAGCAAGTCAGTAGATCGCCTGATGCAGCATTGAGAACGCTAGGTGCGCTCACATCTCCCACATTATAGACGATCGAGGAAGCAGCTAGTTTGTTAAAGACAGCAACTAGCAGATCCTCAATTCCATTTAGGTTGCCCTCGTTATCGAGAAGCGGTACGAATATATTAAGATTAAAGTTAGCAAGTGGCGCGACAGTATTGCGGCCATTATTAGTCGGGGTGATGTAAGGATCAGATGGGCTGATCACTACGCTGTTGACGATAGGCGTTGCTGGTGGGAATGAGAATACTGAGTACTTAGTGTTATCGACTAGCGCTGCTGCAATAGTTGCGCGAAGGGTTGAGATCGCCGCCATGGTTAGCCAACCATCGAGCCGGGCGCTAAGTAAGGTGCTAGTAATCCACGAACGCGAGCAAGTAAAGTGTTGCCCATTCTGTAAGGGCTTGGTGCATATCCATCGACTGTAACTCCACCGCTTGATGGTGCTTGTCGGCTTTGCCAGATGTCGATCGAGATCATCAGGCTGGCTTCTTGGATCGCTGGGATCGTTGCATAGTCCACATAGGTGTCTGCGGCGGCTGAGCCATAAGGGTTAATTGGGTGGTAAGGCGTAGCCACATTGTTATTGCCTGTGATCGCATAAGTAACTGAATACTCACCCACGCCAGTTAAAGTCTTGTTGCCGTTGTGCTTTGATCCACAACCTGTAAAGACGAGAGACTGTCCAACATAGAACACATCTTGAACTTTATCTTGAAAGTAAGAAGTGCCGGTATTGGCAGTATTGCTATGCCCGATTACTGGAGTCGAGTTAGTCCATAGAAAAGGGATCAACACATTATCAGCAGCATCGCAGACGGACTGTAGGGTCGCGTCAGCGTAGAGAGTGCCAACGCCAAGGGCGGTGCGTAACTCTGCAACTGTTGTGTAAGACATTTAATCCTCTTTCTAAAGACTGGAGGGGTAAAAGGGCATTACCCCTCCAGCGACTTAGTAACCTATTATGTAAGGTTGAACTTGCGAACGCCCTTACCTGACTTAGCCAAGTAGATAGCGAGGTAACCGTAAAGGTTGATCTCAATTTCGCCTGATGTAAGAACATTAACGCGAAGCTGTGTTGTTGGAGACTCCCAAGTGTAAACAGATGCCGGAGCAACCAAGAACGCTGAGTTATCGACTACGCCTGATGTTGAGATATTGTGA